TCTGGTATCGCTCGACCGCGCCATCATCCGCCACCACGTCATCGCTGACCTGCGGCGCCTCGGTGAGCGCTGGCGTGCCTTTAACGATTTCGATCAGTTCGCCGAGCGTGTGTTCGCGCAGGTAGTCCACGACGTCGCCCTTCTCCGGCAGCCCCGGCAGGTCCACGCGCTTTATCTGGTCCGCCTTGCCCCACAGCGACACAATCACCGTGTCGGCGTGGCGCAGACCCACCTCATCGTTGTCGCTCATGACGACCACGTTACGGCCCACCAAGTGCTGCGCGTGCGCGTCCAGCCACTTGCCCGCCCCGCCGTGGGACGTCGTCCCGACCAGCCCGGCCTCGATGAGTGCGTCGGCGCACGCCTCACCCTCGACGACGAATACCGGCTGATCCGGGTGCTTCATGATGCCCGGCAGGTTGTACGGCAGCGGCTCGACGCCGTCCATCTTGTAGATGTACCCGCCGCGTCCGTCCGGCCTGCGCTGACGGAAGCTCTTCGGGTACATCCGGCACACCTGATACGCCTCGGCGCCGTCCGCGTCGAAGTATGAGTAGATACGCTGTATATACTGCTTCGGCTCCAGCGCCTTCTGCGCCTGCTTCTGGATGCCGAACTCGCGCTCCAGCACGTCGGCGACTGAGCCGGAGATGCCGAGGTTGCCGTACCGCTTGACGAGGTCCACGATCCCGCCGCCGCAATTTTCCTCGAAGTCGTACCAGACGCCGCGCAAGTCGAGTTCCTTGCTGCCCTTTGTCCCCCAGCGCAAGGTGCGACCTTTTATCGACAGCTTCGCGTTCGGCTCGCCCCAGTAGTGCCGGGCGATCCTCTCCGCGTGTGCCGCAATATTCTGTGTCATTGAAGTGTCTCCCACGTCCCCCCTTGTAGACGCTTCCGGCGGGGAAGGGAGACTGACCCCGCCGGAAGCTACCGCGCTAGAACAGGTTGGCACCTGCCGGTGCAGCCGCCGGAGGTTGCGGCGCAACTGCGGCAGCAGCCACTGTCGGCGCGGGTTCGGATGGAGCGGCACCGCCGCCGTCCATCATAGCTGGCCGGTCGATCCACGAGGTGATCGACCAATCCGGCACCTTGAAGCGCAATTCACCCTGCGGCGAATTGATCTTGATGGTCTCGGTCCCGGCAATCGTTACCACCGGCATCTTGCCCGGATTTGCCGGAGCCTCCGCCTGATACTGATTGTGAAGAGCATCCATCGCACGCAATACAGTTTTCGCAGAATGCGAAAATTCGCGAAGGCCAAGGTTGGTGGACCCGATGCGGACGCGGAACGCCTGCTTATGGTCCGGGCTTGGCTGCGCCGGGATAGGCTCGCCCGCCCTGACCATTTGAAAGTCAGGCGCACCTGAGGCGAACGAGAGCCACCCGATCTCGATGTTCTCCAAGTCCATACCGACTTGTATGGGAAGCCCCAGTTCCTGTTCATCCTTCTGCCACGTCCCGTCACCAGCTTGGTAACGGTCCTGCTTGATGAGGTCGCCAGCCTTGGCGTCCCACTTGACGATGGGCAAAATGTCACCGCCGCTTTTGGTCTCAAGATTAAATCCTAACGACATAGCTTGTTACTCCTTAACGCTAACGTCAGTTACTTTTTTGGCTGATCACTGTCAGCCGCTCGATTGGGTAGTAGGCGCAGATGTCCTGATCCTGCGGATCGTTTCGATCTGACCTACCGCCCGGACTTACCGTGAAGCCCGACGCGAAGTCCAACTTCGCGAGAGCATCACGGTAAAGCAGAATGAGGTGACAGGGCAAGCCCGTCGCCTCGGTAAGCATTTTCGCGTGCATCACCTTCGACAGGCTGATCATCACGCTCGGATATGTATTCAGGTCGCACTTGCGCGCCTTGACCTCGGCGAAACCGATGGGCTGGTTGTCGCGCCTCAGCAACCAGTCCAGCCGGTACTGAACCGGCAGCTTGTAAACCTCATAGCCGTGTTCAGCCAGCGCGTCGGCGACCAGCCGCTCGTTGGCGATGTCCTTTTCAGTCTCGTACTTGGGACGCATCGTCTGCCTCTTTGATTGCGTACAAGATACGCGCCGCCACCTGCGGCACGATGCTATTTCCTAGCTGTCTAAGTCGGTGAACCCGATTTCGTACCCCATCAACCACTCGACCCAATTCGGGTTCAGGCTGCCACCAACATGCGCCGTTAAACTGTTGCTCTTGCCGGTTGGCCTGATGTCCTTGTTTGTCTTCGCCTCCGACGCAATCGGCGTTGGCCACATTTGCGGTTGCTGCACCGCCAGAGACAACGCTGTCCCGCCTTGTGAATATTTCTTTTTCCTCAAACCCGTATCGTCCGCAACTGCTGTTGGCCACAATCCAGCACCTGTCCCGTCTGTGCGGGGCATCTGCGGCGACAGCCGGTATAACGTAGCACCGGCTGGCGTAGCCTGCGGCTTCCAAGTCAGATAGCACCGCGTCGAGGCCCATAGAGATGTGGCCAGCAACGTTTTCTCCAATGACCCAGCGGGGCCGGACAGCTTCGATAACTCTAAGCATTTCAGGCCAGAGGTGTCGGTCATCTTGATCGCCTCGTCTGACCCCGGCAAGCGAGAAGGGCTGGCAGGGGTATCCACCTGTGATGATGTCAACCATTCCTCTAAATCTATCTGCGTCATTGGCCAATTCCCTGATGTCCCCGATGATCTCTGTGTCAGGCCAGTGCTTCCGCAAGACCTTCTGCGCGTGTTCGTCATATTCACAGAACGCGACAGTCTCAAAGCCTCCGACCAGCTTCTCGCCAGCGTAGCTGAAGCCGCCAATGCCGGCGAACAGGTCAAGCATCCGCAGCATGAGCCAACACCTCTCTGATAATCGTCATCGCCGTGTTCGTGTCCATCTCCACCGCGTACCCCCAGTCGAGCGTCACGTCCTCCGGCATCTGGCTGCAACCGTGCGGGTAGCCAAGGTCGATAAGCACCTGCGCCGGGAAACGCCAGCGCCAGTCCATTCTGTCGAAGCGCCAAGCAAGCAGGGGCCACTTACCTGCGGCAGTCGCAGCCTTGCAGCATTGATCCCACCAAGCGCCGCGCGGCGTCTCACCGCCCTTGGCGTAACGCTTCACCTCAATGACCGCCGGGAAATCCATATCGACGCAGAGCAGGTCACCGCGATCAGCCTGCCTGAATTGCTCGATGTCGCGTTTGAACGTCAGCCCTAGTTCGTCGTCGAGGATGTCCCTGATTTCGTATTCTCCGCTGCGTCCTTTGACACGGGAATTAACCATCGTCACGCTCCCCCGCCCGGAAGCGGGCATCGCGCCGCGCCGAGATGGCGCTCTCGATCAACTCATCCGCCAGCGCCGAGAGGCTGCGGTGCGAAGAAAGTTCGAGTTCATCGCGCATCATTTCGCGCGTCGATGCCCGCAATCTCAGAAGTTGTTGTTCGATATCAGACACTTGCGCCTCGTGAAAATAGTTGTCGCCAGATGCGATTTAGTCGTTGATATCAAAATTATAGTCGTGGTACAACTAGGACGTTGATAGAACACATCGCAAGGGAGACACCGATGATTGAATATACAGACCTCACCACCCGCGAACGCGCAATCATGTCACATATCTTCGCCGTCAACGCCCATCATCCGCATCTGGTTTCGAAGAGCGCATCGGTCAGCGAGATCGTCGCCGACTATCCGGGCGAGGTTACTGAATGGGGCGACAGCGATCCGCATATGGATATGTTCGTCGCGGTCAAGTATTTGAAGGAGCTTTTCCCAATGCGCGGGTATCGCGGCGTGCTTTCCAGCCTGTCGCAGAAAGGCGCGCTGATGCCCGACGATTGGGGGCAGGGTGAGTTTTGGGCGATCACCTCACAAGGTTGGGCGGCGGCTGTCGAATGCAACCGCCGCGAAGAAATGGCCGCGACCGGCTACTAACCAACCGGCGGGGCTTCGGCCCCGCCCCAACCGGGAGACACGACATGAGACAGTACGCAGACGACATCATCGCCGGGTTCATCCTGCTACTCCTTACCCTTGGCTGGATCGACTGGCTCTGGGTTTTCGGGATCGAGAATTCTCGGTCCTACACTTGGTGGGCGCTCATCGTCCACATCGGCAACTAGAAAGGGAGACCGAAATGCCACTTATTATCAAATGCCACGCCTATGATCTGTATCAGATCACGGGCGCAGACAGCGACACGCCGATCACAATATGGCGCAACAGGAGGACGGGCCGCTGGAGCCACAGCTTCTGTCCGTCGCGAGGCCGCAAGGCGTCCTTTCACACCGTCCAAGAGGTCAGGGAGGATGTCGTCAAGGCAATCGTAAAGAACGGCATGCTGCCGAAGGAGGAATATATCACTCGGCACAGCGGCCCGATTGTTCTGACTGAGGCGGTTGGGAGCCTTTATGAGTTGTTTGTCAAGATGTCGCCAAAGCGCCCCCTTGATGTGGATTTTATCAGTGAGCGCCTTCGCTTCGCAAAAAGCAGTGCCACTGACATGCTCAGCAAGCTGAACCGTCACTATGAGATTAAAAAGCGCCCGGATGGAATGATCAGGCTGCAACGCCCGCCGCGCAAAAGCCCCAAGGCCAAGCGCTTTGAAGCTGCGGCCTAACCACAAGCGCCCGGCCACGACAGCCGGGCGCATCACTGAAGGGAGATTGAGATGGACTATATTGATCAGCTTCGCGTCATTAAAGAAGGGATGACCGCTCCGTTATTTGAAAAGCGCCGCCACCTTGGCTGCGAACTGTGCGGGCATACATTTCACGGACGTTATCAGCGCAAGGGCTGGGCCAACGTTGAGACGGGCAAGGTCACGCCTCACAAGACAAAAGAGGGGTGGTTCACGATCGAGAAGCATGATGACGTTTTTTATCCTGACTGCCCCAAGTGCTTTTTGCCCACAGTATGCGGCGCAAAAAAGGCCCGTGGTCGTTACGAGCAAATGAAGGAGGAAAGCCGCAAACGTCAAGAACGCAAAAAGGCCCGTCAAGCAAAGCGCGATGCCAAGCCTGTAATTTGTAGCCGCAAGTTGCGCTTTGAAAACTGGCCTGCATTTCAAGAGCGCCTTGATGCAGTGTCGGAAAATCATGACCTGATGACCGCGCACGAACTGAACTGCGACTGGTTCTTGGACAAGCTGTTCTGGAAAAAATTTGGCAAGGGCTGTCACACGATGGATTGTCGCCACTGGTCAATACGCAAAAGGCTCTATAACGGGACTTACAAGAGCAACAGCGGCAAAAGCACGATGGGCGACTGGGTGCCATACTTTGAGATCACGAACACGCTGACTGGCAAGGTTCATGAGATCGGAAAGGACGCCGTCATCTCTTACATCGAGTTGAAAGAAGAGTACGGAACCAACAGACGCAACGACCCAAAACGAGGCTGGGGACTTCCAAACAGCCGTGGATATAGATAAGGAGACAAACTGATGGTAGGTAAACTGACCCCCGACGACATGATGAGCGCATCGCGCATCCCCGCGCTGATGGGCCTGTCGCCATACAAGACGCCGAACGAATTGCTGAAAGAAGCAATCGACGCAGCCGCTGGCAACCCGCCGTCGCGGTTCGCGCAGAACGAGGCGATGCGCTTCGGCGACCTGCTCGAACCCACGATCCTGCGCGAGGCGGCCTATCGCCTCGACCTCGATCACGTCAACGTGGACATCACCGAGGCGATCCACCACCCGGACCTGCCGCTGGCATGTTCGCTCGACGGGCGTGGAGACGGCTCTCTGGTGTGGGAACACGACCCCGCCAACGGCATCTATGTGCCGCAGGGCGGCGTGGTGGACACACACGGCGTCGGCGTGCTGGAGGCCAAGAACACCAGCGCGTCGCCGGAGAACGAGCCAGCGCCGCACCGTGGCCCGTGGCAGCTACAGGCGCAGATGATGTGCTGCGACGCATCGTGGGGCGCTGTGTGCGTGCTGTATCGCGGGTCCGAACTCCGCATCTTCCTGTACCGGCAAGACCCGGACATGCAGGCGCGGATCGAGGACGCGGTGCATGACTTCGAGCGCCGCAAGCGTGACATCGACTGGTATCCGCCGCTGTCGTCCGAAGACGCAAATGTGGCGTGGGGCCGTGTCGATGACAGCGCTCCGGCGATGGACCTGAACGGCATGCCGGACGCCGACCACTGGACGCAGGTGCTGGTCAACCGGCGCGAGGAGAAGCGCGCTCTGGAGGCGGAGATCGACGAGGCGGAGACGATGCTCAAGGAGATGCTCGGCAATCACGAGGAGGGTCAGGTGCAAGTCGGCGGCTCGACCTACTACGTCAAGTGGCCGATGCGTAACTATAAGGCGCAGCCCGCCAAGCCCGCCACGTCGGCAAAACCGGCGCGTCAGGTGCGCGCCAAAACCCTGACCGTAAAGGAGGCATGAAATGCAGGTGATCAGGAACAAGGGCGGATATGTGATCCGCGTCACGAACGTCGAGTGGCGGGTGCTGACGGCGCTTGAGTTCGATGGGCGGCAAACCGCTGCCGAGCAGAATGATGACGGCGCTGGCATATTCGAGGGGCCGGAGAAGACGATCTTCACGCAGATCGAGAACGGCTCCCGACCGTGGATGCAGGTGACGGAAGACAGGAGGAAGTGATGGTATCACTCACCGAGAAGCAGGCCACGGTGCTTGCGTACATATCGCGGCACATCCGGCGCTACGGATACGCGCCGAGCGTGCGGGAGGTGGCCGAGGCTACGGGCAGATCCCAAACGGCGGCCCACGCGCTGATCTCGCAGCTTGCGAAGCGCGGCGCGATCAAGCACGGCAAGTACAGCCACCGGGCGATTGAACTGCTGTAGAGGAGGGGGTTTCGGCCCTCTTCTTTTTTTGTTTACAGGGGTGACAGGATTTAGTAGAACATTAGTAGGACATTCATCAAGGGAGATAGAGATGACTGTAATGACCCTTTTCCGCTTCGCCTCAGATACGCCTTATACTGGCCGCCACATCATCGACGAGGGCAAGCCCTACGGCTTCGAGCCTTGCTACAGGTGCGACGGCCACGGCGTCATCCCCTATTTCGCGCACAACTGCGACGGTCGGTGCTTCAAGTGTCACGGCGACAGGTATCTGCGCTTCCGCCTGTACGACGAAAAGCAGAACGCCGCGCAGCTTCGCCGCATCGCCAAGCAGATGGAGAACGACGCTGCCCGTGCGCTGGTGAACTCCGAGATTGCCGCGCTGCACAGCATGAAGGGGCGCGTCCGTCACGGCCTGCGTCAGATCGAGCGTCTGCGCTCCAATGCTGCCAGCGGCTATGTCGGCGAGGTCGGTGACCGCATCGAGTTCGACGTGACGCTTGTTTTTGTTATGGGCTTCGATGGCTTCTACGGCACAACGTGGATTAACGTCATGCGCGACGCCGACAACAACGTGATCGCCTATAAGGGTTCAGCTTGCCTCGGCCAGAAGGATGACAGCTTCAAGGTGAAAGGCACCGTGAAGGAACACACCCTTTACAAAGGCACAAAGCAGACCGTTATCAGCCGCCCGAAGGTGGCAGCATGACCACCTGCCCTGAGTGCGACGGGAAAGGCGTCGCGTGGTACGAGGTGAAGGTCGCCGCGCCGGGAGACTGGCGCGGTGGCTACATCGACGAGAAGGAGATGGAGTGCCGTTTCTGCAATGGGTCGGGCGATGTTGACGAGGAGGCCGCCGAGAGTTACGATCCTTTTGACTAATCGCCTGCGGGCGGCGTTATGCCCGCGTTCCTCCTGAGACTGACCCGGCGGCTTGAAACCGTCGGGTCTTTTTTTATTTCGTGTCGGTCTTCTTCGACTTGTCGTATGACCGCATCCCGGCGATACCAAGCATGCCGAACAGGAGCGGCATCATCACGCTCATGTCCGCCTGCGGGATCACGACGCCAAAGCCTGCGGCGATAGGGCTGACCATATAGTTGATGCCGAGGCTCAGGCCGCATATCCACCCGATCAGCGGACGCCACGACGCCTGAAACCAGTTGCCCTTTGCGTCGGCCTTCAGCACCTCGATCTGCGCGAGTATCTGCTCCTGCGCGTGGCGCTCGGCCATCGTCGCAAGATCGTGCGCCAGCTTGGCGCGCTGGTCCTTGTCCTCGATGAACTTGTCGAGGATGCCCGACACGGCGGGTATCAATGCCTGTATCATTCCATCACCTCAATATCTATGTCTGTCGGGAAGCAGAGAAGCTCCCGGTTTGCTTGGCGCTCCTCCCATAGGGTTCGGGTGCCTGCGACGTGACAGCCAGCCATAGTGTCGTGGTCGCTCAGGACGTGGACGGTAATCTCGCCATTCACCTCAGCGATAACCATCAGCAGCAGCCACTTCATTTGCTCTCGTGTCCCATCCACACGGCGAACGCCCCTGTGGAGGCGCCGACAATGGTTGACACGAAAGCGGTCTGCTGCGTCGTCGCGTCAGGCCCAAGGCTCATGAACCAGTCGCAGACGTTCCACGCCATCAGCGCAAACATCAGCATCATCAGGCGCGGAAGCAGCTTCCACTTCAGGATACGCTCCATTGTTAGCTCAGCCATCCATCCACTCTCCACTTACCATCATCGCGGCCATATCCTCGGCGCGCTTGCCAGTCTGCGCCGCCCACTTGCTGTCGAGCATCTGCGACGCGGCCTCGCCCATATCACCCGCCTCAATCGCCGCCTGAGCCTTCTTGAAGCCGTCCCAGCGTGGCTTGCCTAGATTGAACAGCATCGAGACCACAACCGCCTGACGCGGCTCTGAGAGGCCAGCAAACCACGGGTAGGTGTCAGCCTCTGCCTTACACCTCTTCAGATCGTTCGCCAGAAGGTAGTCGATTTCGTCGTCGGACAGGCCGCCGCCCAGCTTCTCGTCGATGAGCCGCCCCACGCCGATGGTGAGATACCCACGGCTGTCCGTGTATGCGTGCGGCACCACGCCCTCGTGGTGCTTTATCATCTCAATAAGTTTATCCATTCCGCGTCTCCATAATTATTTGATATGCGCGCTCCCAGCTGTCGCACTCCAGATCCGGCGTCTCGAACCAGCTTGGCGGCCTGCGCTGCGAATACTGGTTCACGCAGCACGCCGCCTGAAAGTGTACCTTCCTCGCGTCGATGGCGCAGTGCGCGAGGATGTCGAACTTGTCGAGCGACGGCAGCGTCTTCTTGATCCGCCCGGCCCCGTTCTGGAATTGATAGCACGGGCGGTGGTGCTTCTCGAAGCGAAGCTGCGACGACTTCACCTGCACGCGCATGAACACGCCGTCATTATTCCACGCCACGAGGTCAACGCTGTCCTGCTGCGCCGGGGAAACGCGCCAACCTAAACCTAATATCGCCGCCGCCGTCAGGTATTCACCCTGAAGCCCGGTCGTGGTCGCGGATCCCGTTATTTATTCTTCTCCAGATACAGCCATATGATCAGGGCGAAGAAGCCCAACGTCACAATAGAAAACGCCACTATCGCCGCAATCTCAAGGAATTTTCTGCGGCGCTCGGCCTGACGGTAGAGCGT